CAAGCGCTGGATCCTTGGTGAGATCAAATACGCCCGCGGTTGCGGCCTCGATCATGGCGTTTTGCAAGCCGTCCACGGCCGCGACGCCAAACAGCGCACCGACCAAGACGCCCTGACCGGCGGAAACCCCGGTCGCATAAGGCACGGCAATCGCCAGGCTATTGCCCGGCTGGATGAAGTTACGCATGGAATAGTTCTCCTGAAACGCAACAGGCGCCCCGAAGGACGCCCGTTGCGAAATTGCGATGATGAAAAAGGGGGAGAGCGATCAGGCGCCCGGATTGAACCAGGCCCCGCGCCAATCAATGGCACCGACGCCGAAGTCGAAAATCACGCTGACCTCGACACCATCCACGCCGGAGACCGGACCGGTGGTCACTTGCGGCCCCTCTGCGCCATTCAGATAGCCATAGACATAGACCGGCGCGGTGGGCGGATCGGCAAACAGGTACCAGCGATTATTCGGGATCAGCGGTTCGACCAGCGGCTGGACAAAGCCGGCATAGATATTGGCGTTGCTGATTTGCGTGGCGCCGACACTCACCGTCAATTGCCGTGCGGGCAATTCAAGGCTCGGGCCGACCAGCAGCTTCATGGCATTGCCGACGGAAATCGGCAGACCGTCCAGCGTCTTTTGCCGCAGGATCGCAGCGCGACCATTGGCAAGGTTGTTGATATCCAGCGCACTGCCTGCCGCCGCCTTATTCAAACGCGCGGCCGCCGTGCCGAATACCGCAGCCGGGCCACTCGTCAATGTCGGGCCATCACCATTGGCTTGATTGAGCAGCGCATAGGCCGTGGCATTCTCGAAATCCGCCACGCGCCGGCCAATGGCGGCGGCAAAATCCGTGAATGCACCCAGGTCATCATTGACCAGCATCGGGCGCGTCACACGGATGCGCCGCGCGAAGGTTTGCAGCAGGACGATTTCCTGGCTTTCCGACATGGTACCCGCCTGGATTTCGCCATTCTCCATCAGCGGCATCAGCGTCGGGAAATCGCCAACGCGCAGATGCCGGTGTGGCTTAAAGTCGCGGAAGTCGCGGCGGAGGAAGATCTGCCGATAGCTGGGCGCCGCCGGCTGATAGGCCGCCAGCAGCATCTTGTTCGCCGCAGCCGAGAGCAGCAGCGGAAAGTCCGAAGTGGTGTGGAACGCGCGCTCGGCGAGTAGCGTCGGGTTGCGCGGCACATTGCGTTCACCGCGGACCCTGAGCAATTCGCCGATCATGTCCGAAGGCCGCCAGCCCATGAATTCCGCGTGGCGCCCGGCGCCTTGCGGCTGGTATCCCGGCATGCTGCGCGCGGCTAAGGCTTCAGCCATGGCATCAAGAATCTCCGAGGGCGAGTCATGCCCGGGCCCGGTTTCTGGACGCGCGGGAACAGAAGGCGGCGCGGCACTTTTCACCATGGCGTCAAACAAGGAACGACGCGCCTGGTCCGGATGCCAGCCGCGCTCGACAGCCTCACGCCGGATATGCGCGGCGGTCTCGGTACCGACCAGGGCGCGGGCGGCATCAATCGCGCCATCAATGCCGGAGATACGCTCACGCTCGGTGCGTTGTGCCTCGGCACGGAGCGCTTCAAGATCGGGCGGCGTTTCCACCGTGGTGGTTGCGGGGGGCGACGCGGCAGGCGGCGCCGAAGGGGCTGCCGGGATTTCCGGCGTCGTCTCGGTCATGGGTGGTTCCTCATCAGCCAGGGCAGGTTCAATGGCGAAGGACGGCGCGCCCTGCGGCGCCGCGCCTCGCACTTGCGCATCCCGATCAACGGGGATGGGCACGATCGAAATCTCGAAAGGTTCCCAATCCACGGCGCGGTAGATCATCTCGCCGCTGACCGGATCGGGGCGCTGGTCATAGCGATGCACGCGATAGCCGATGCTGACCGCGCGCAGCGTGCCATCGGCAATGCGCTGCCAGAGTGGTTCCACATCGGCAGCGCCAGAGAATTGCAGCCGCGCATGGCCACGCCCGCCTTCAAGCCGGGCGGCAATCACGCGGCCCAACACATCCCGCGCATCGCTGCTGCGGTGCGTGTTCAGCACCGGCGCATTGCCAGAACCGAGCTGCGCCATGCGCACCGCATTGGGCGACATATCCAATTCCTCGGTAATGCCGCCCAGCGATGGCACAAAATTGCGCGCCCGCGCGCCGGTGGACCAGACGACCTCCACCGTGCGGGCGGCACGATCCACGGTCGCGGGTGCGGTGATAGCGCGGCGTGCGGTGATCGATTGCCCATCGGTGGGAAGTCGATCGGGCAAAGCGGGATCAGCCGGCGCGGGATCGCTCCCGCCCGGGTCGGTGGTTTCGGTCATGGAGAGCCCTATGCTGTTTGAGTATCTGGCGGCGTTGGTGCTGTTGCCCCGGCCGCGCCTGTCGCGGCGATTTCCACTGCCGCCATTTGTGCCGCGTCCTGCGCGCCGCCGGATTTGGCGACGCGCCTTGGATCGGTATCTAGCGAGATGCCCGCCGCATCCAGCGCGGCATTCGCTTCGCGGATCATCTCGACCGCCGAGCGGAAGTCATAGCCAAAGGCGCCGGCGGCTTCGGGCTGCGGCACAAAGCCCGCACGCACCTGGGCGATCAAAGCCGTGGTGTCCTTGAGCGGGTCAATCATCTCATGCGCTGGCGGCACATGCGCGACACCCTTGGGCATGGCATCCGCCCAAAGGCCGAGCAGCGCGCCTTGCGCGTGAAAGCGCTCGGCGATTGGCCGCACCAGCATCGGGATCAGCATGCCGTATTGCACCTGTTCGCACAGCCGGCGGAATTCGATCTTGCCGGCGCGCAGGCTCGAGTAATTCGCCTGGGTCAGATCGCCCGAGACCTGGTCGTAGGTAAGGCCAGCACCGACGGCAGCGGCTTCAAGTGAGCGTCGCGCGAAGGCAGTATGCGATCCACCGCCGGAGGGGTTCACCACACTTACATCACCCTGGCCACGCCGATAGAGGATCATCCCAGGCTCGAAGCTTTCCACCGCGCGGCCTTGCGCGTCACGCAACAAGCCAGGGTTGGCGTCGCTCGGTTTCGTGAGTGTTTCCTCGCCGTCATCAGTGACCACGGCGGCAAGGCAGGCTTCGATCTTGGCTTTCATCAGCAGCGCGCCTTCGTAATCACCAAGATCACGCAGCCGGAGCAGCACGGGCGCAAGCCAGGAGACATCGCGCAATTGCCCAGGGCGGCGCTTGCGAAACACATGCAGCACATCGCGCGCGGGGATGAAATCGCTCGCCAGCCGCACACCCGGCAGCATCCAGGCGCCGGGATGGGTCGGGAAAAGCCAGTAGCCAATCGGCTCGCCGGAATTCCCAAGCGCAATGCCCTGGATGGTCGGCGCGCCATTCACCACGCCATTGCGCGCCGTATCCAGATGATCGCTTTCCAGCACCTGCAAGCTAAGGCCGATGGGGTTCCGCGGCGATGTCGGCACGCTCAGCAGCCGAATGAAGCATTCGCCGCTTTCGACGACCGCGCGCATGGCCAGCGCTTGCAGGCCATAGAGATCGAGCTTGTCTTCGGCGTCGCAGGCGGTGCTATCCGCCCAGGCCTGCCATGCATTGCGATGCGCGGTCTCAGGCCAGCGCGTCGTGATGCCCGCACCGACCGCATTGCCGGTCCAAAGATCGACGATACGCGCGGCATAGGGGTCATTGCGCACTGCATCGCGCGCGCGGCGTGCAACGCTGGCAGCGGCCATGCCGACCTCGCCATTCGCGCTGCCACCCGAGGGCGACCAGGTCGAGGCACGGTTCTCCTGCGCAGCCGCATAGCCCCGGAGGGCATTCCAGGCAGCGCGCAGGTGGAGCTTCATGCGGCGGGGGCCTCGGTCACGGCATCAAGTAGCGCGCCAGCCGCTTCGGCGATTGCGCCATGGCGGGCCTCGCGATCCGCGGCGACCCAGGCGAGGGCGAGGCTGGCTGCCTCGGGCGGCGAGAGTTCCTTCTCCCAGGCGGTCTGCCGCAGGCGGGCGAAGGCACGGAATGCCTCCTCCGGCACGCCAAGCGCTGCCGCCAGCGTGGCAGGCTGCCAATGCGTCTGTTCCATCATGCGTTCCTTGTGAAACTGGCGAGTGTCACGCCCGGCCGCCGCGCAGTGGCATTCTCGGCGCCGTAGAGTGCGACAATGGCGCGGCCCAATTCATCCAGGCTGCGATATTCGACGGTGCGGCCTTCGAAGGTCACGCGTGTGACGCCGCCAGTGAAGGCAGCGACAAGCACGGCAGCGCGGCTGCCCGCAGGCTGCGCCAGCGCCCAGGCGAGGGTGGCGGGGTCCAAGGCGGATCACCCGCCGGCGGCGCGCGAGAGGGCACGCAAGATCGGCAGGATCTGCGCGCCACCCGCGCCAAGCGCGATCAGCACAGCGACGATACCCCAAATCGCGCCCTCAATCCGGCGTGACTGTTTGCGCAGGCCGCAGATTTCCTCCCGCACCGCCGTGTAGCGTTCGGCACAGCGCTCGACATGCAGCGCCAGATCCTCGCGCTCGCGCGCGTGGAGTTCCCCGTTACTCATGATTTCCTCCCGAAAGTAATCAGCGCAACCAACCGCTACGCGGCGCCAACCAGCCAGGGCGGCGCATCAATGGCGGTGGGTCAGGATTCGGCGCTGGCTCGGGCCGGGGATGTTCCAGCATCTCCACCGGCGCATTCGCGATGTCCTCGCGCAGCCTCAGCCAGAACCGCTCGCCGTAACGATCGGCGCCGAGCAACCACAGCGCCGCGCGCGCCAGCACCGCGCAATCCAGCGCCTCATTCCGATCCCGCAGCTTCGCCCATTCCTGGCGCACAAAGCCACGCCGATCTTTTATCTGATGCAGCTGCTCGGCAACCAACTGCTTGACCCACTCAACCTCAATGCCCTGCGGCAGATGCACCCAGCCGGGCGGGAATTCCGCTGCCTCGCCACGCCCAAGCCAAAGCCGGCGATAGAGATCAACCTTCCAGGTCGAAACGGACACGGTCCAAAGCTTCAAGCCGCGCCGTAATTTCCGCCCATCCACCAGCGCATCCACCGGCGTTGGACCCTGCACCGGCTGAGCCCTATTCCAACCATCCACGCCCTTGGTCGGCGCAATGCGCGGATCGCGCAGCCGGCGCAGATGGCCATAGACCGCCGCCGTATCGCGCCCGCCGGTATCGACGCAAGCCTTGGCAATGCGGATCGCGCCACCATTCGCCCGCGGCCAATCGCGCGCCAGTAATTCCGTCAGCGCATCCCAGGGCGCGCGTTCACGCGGGCTGCCGACAATGACGATGTGATTGTTGAATGCCGCTGAGAAGTGACCCGGTTTGGGGTGAAGTTGCTGCTGAGATTTGACCCATGTTCGGACGCTAGCCTCGGCCCTTTGGGCGGAGGCAGCTGGAGTGTTGGACATGGCTTTATTGA